TTCCCTTGGCTTTATGGTTTCAGCTTTGGGTTATTAAGGTTGATAAGCAGATAATACCACAACCACATCAGCAGTCAATACCTTAATCCACAGTTAAAAACAAGGGGTTGCGGCTAGCAGCGTAAAATAGAACCACTTTACTGAACTAAAGTATAATGTACCATCGAGAGCATAAAGCCGACTAAATCAGTCGGTATTCTATATATAGCAACCAAGGCATTAATGCAGATCGTGGAATAATGAAATCGCCGCGTCCAATGTTTTTTATAGGATAGAAGAGAGAGAAGATACAAGAGGGAAGAACTAAAGTATTTTAAGATGGTTGGTTGAACGGGGTTAGTTTCCACCCCCTCTCTACCTCCTTTTCAGTCTTGTTTATTCCTATAAAGCGGAAGTAAACCCCTTATATATAGATGAACCCCATTAAACAAGCCCCTCTAACCAAAATATACCCTCTGCAAGGCTCTATAAGGCGTTATAACAAGCAAAAGGTATATTATATCATTTAATATACATAACCCCTGTACGGGCCTTATACAGCGTTACAGGGCCATTGTACAGTATATAGCCGTATTGTATACGTATTATATGCAAGTATAATGAGTGTTATCACTATTATACTCATTAAACAATATGGTGTTTCATAGATGTTTCATATAAAAGGTTAGACGGGGGGGCAGGTAAGGCGAGTTGGGGAGCTGGATATATTATGTTAGGTATGTCCTGAAAGGATATGGATTTTGAGATGTATAACAACATATATTATATATTATTGTCAATAACATATAAATATTATTTAAAACTCATCTGGCTGTAAAGCTATACTACATATATGTTTATAGATGATAGTGAAATATTGTTATAAAATGTTGTAACAAAAATGAAACTTTTACGTCATAATATACGTAGAGGTAATATACTCTATTTTATTAATGGCCCGTTGAAATAGGACGGGACACCACACCTTACGCCTTCAGGTCTTTATGCAGTAATGTATAAAGGGTGGCGAACTATGGGGGAACTTCACAACTCAAGGAAACACAAGTACATAATGGTTTAAGTCCGCCTTATACTATTATGTATTTATGTTTCCTTAGATTGTAAGAATACCACAGGGTCGGGGGGAGAGGACACCACAGTAGAGAATACAAGTACAAGAGACCATTACGGCGGACGTATAATAGGTTAGGGTTAGTTATACTCTTTAATGTTAGAAATACATAACATATATGAAAAAACTCTTTGTTATACGTAAGTATTTAATGGCTAAAAGTGCTGAAGAAGCAATTAAGTTAGAGAAAAATGTTGGGGTCGGGGATTGTTGGATAGACGAAGAGTGGAAAAGCGAACAAATAAATAATAATAAAATAGGTTTCCTAAATGAAAGCAAAAGAGGCAATAAAAAAGGTCAAATTGAATAAAACAGTTAAAAGAAGTCCCAGAATGGTCAAGGCTGTTCAGTTGTTGAAGGAGAGGGTTGAGAGTGGTAAGAAGGTTGTTATAACTGATATACAATTAGAGGCTGGGTATGCACCCAGTACTGCTCACGACTGTACATTAACAAAGACCAAGGCATTTAAGGAGTTGTTGGAAGAGTACTTGCCTGATACTAGTTTACTGGGAGTAATTAAGGACTTGGTATTACCTACTAATGACGATAAGAATACTAGGTTGGCGGCGGCTAAAGAGGGTTTTCGTTTGAAAGACAGATACCCTGCCAGTAAATTACAATTAAACGCATTTCAAGACGCTACAAAAGACCTTTATGAAGATCAGTGATGAGAAGTTACAAGAGAGGCTGGGTTGGAAGCCTCATAAGGGACAATATGGGGCTATTAGTGCGTTCAATAGAGGAGAAAGAGAGATAGTATTGGCTTGCGGTCGCAGGATGGGAAAGGCTCTTGATATTAATACTCCAATTCTTACTAGAGATGGTTGGAAAAAAATGTCCGATATACAGGTTGGGGATTTTGTTTACGGAAACGATGGAAAACCGACTAAAGTTATTTTTGTAACAGAGATTATGAACGGTCATAAATGTTATAAAATAACGTTTAGTGATGGTTCGGAAATAATAGCGGATGCTGAACACCAATGGGAGGTAGAAAGTAAAAAATATAGAAAGAACATTGTTAGGACAAAAAATACTTCTTCCAAAAAAGAGGTAAAAAAAACAGAAGAGTTATTCAAAGATTTTAAAACAGAAAGAAAAGATGGAAAATTTGAAAGTAATTATTCGATACCAAATTGTTCCCCGATAGAATACGATGAAAAAATATTACCGATAGACCCGTATGTTTTCGGATGTTGGTTGGGCGATGGCTCTTCAAACTCTGGGATGTTGACAACTGATGATATTGATTTAATTGATATTTTTGACAAAAAAGGATATTTTTTAAAAAAACTTAAACCACAATATTGTTATTCTATCGTAGATAAAACTATACATATAGGAGTAAGATACCCAAACAAAGAATATACTAGAAGTATAATAATACAATTAAATAAATTAGGAGTTAGAAATAATAAACATATACCAACCGAGTATTTGTATTCATCAACAGAACAAAGAATGGAGCTGTTAAGGGGGTTGATGGACACTGATGGATATTGTGATAAGAATGGACAATGTGAATATTGTGGAGTAAATAAAAAATTAATAGATAATGTACTAGAGTTGGTATTGAGTTTTGGAATAAAAGCTACTCTATACGATGTTGATTGCAAACTTAATGGTAGATATATCGGCAGAAAATATAGAATACATTTTTCTACTGATTTGCCAGTTTTCAGATTAGAAAGAAAATTAAACAGATTGTTGGGAGATAAAAAATCAGATATAAGAAGAAGGTTCATAGAAAAAATAGAAGAGGTAGAATCAAGAAGTGTTAAATGTATAAGTGTTGATAACAATAGTCATTTGTATCTTGCTGGAAGAAACCTTATACCTACACACAATACAGATGTTTGTGCCTATATAGCACAAAAGGCTTCTTTGAAGCCTAACCAGAGAATATGGATAGTTTCGGGTAGTTACGAGTTGTCACAAAGAGTATTTAGCAAGGTCATCTTCTTTGTTAATACTTTATTCAAGGACAACAAAGCATATAAAATAAAGATGAAGCCGTCTCCTAGATTAGAGTTCTCTAATGGGTCGTTCATACAATGCAAATCCGCTACTGAACCTGATTCTTTATTGGGAGAGGCGTTAGATTTAATTATAGTTGACGAGGCGGTTACAATACCACCATTAATATACGAAAGATTCTTGTACCCTACAACCAGTACCACGAAAGGGCAGATAATATTTATTAGTTCTCCTAGAGGAAAAGACTGGTTCTACCGTAAATATATTGAGTGTTGCGAGCATTGTGCCGGATTTAACTTTCCCAGTAATGTTAACCCAATGGTTACTAAAGAAGAATGGGAGAGGGCTAGGAAGATGTTGCCTGAACAGATATTCAAACAGGAGTATATGGGCTTGTTCTTGGACGATGCGGCTAGTGTGTTCAGGGGGGTTAGAAAAATAGTCAATAAGGATTGTTACGAAGAACCTAAAGATACTCACTCTTACGTTATAGGAGTGGATTTAGGAAAGTTTAATGACTTTACAGTTATAACCGTCCTAGACAGACAAACTCATAAGGTAGTCCATTGGGACAGGTTCAATCAGATTAACTGGCCGTTCCAAAAAGAGAGGATAAAACTTGTTGCGAATAAGTACAGAACTCAAAATATACCCTCTAAGATAATACTTGACTCTACTGGACTCGGTTCGCCGATTGCAGATGACCTTAAAAGGGACGGATTGTATGTTGAGGAGTTTAAGTTTACTGGTGGTCGTAGCGGAACGAAGGAACAGATGATTGAAAAGCTATCATTGTTCATAGAACAACTTGGTGTATTCATACCAGATGAAATGGTTTTGTGAGATGAACTGGAGTCTTACGGTTGTGAGGTTACTGACGGTGGATATAAGAAGTATTCCGCCCCAATGGGACAACACGATGACTCTGTATGTTCTTTAGCGTTAGCTGTTTGGGGCTTGTATAGTCCCAAGACTGAAACAGAGTTGCCGAAGAAGATTATAGTTGATAAAGGCCCACTAAAGTTAATAACTAATTATAGGAAAATGGTCAAATGAAAAGTCTATTAGGACAGATAAACCTCGAACTAGAGGAGTTTAAAGAAGATATTACAATTTGCGGGAAGTGGGACTGGAATCAGAAAGAAACCATTGAACAGGCTATACTGTATTTCAACTCCCAGTTTGTTGACGGAGATACTGATGAAATTGGTTTCAAAAGGTACTTTTATAATATAAATTCTTCTATTTGCGGTGCTACTACTAAGGCGATAGATGTTGATACTAAAGACTTCATTTTCTTAACCAGACCAGGTGGTAATCCATTGAAGGTTTGGTTCTACGAGAGAGACTTTAAGTATTGGATGAATACTCAGAACTTCGGAGAAATATTGAATAGGATATGCAGGGAGTTGCCGAAGTATGGAAGTGTTGTACTGAAAATAGTAAATAAGAAGCCAGTATTTGTAGATTTAAGAAATTTCGTAGTTGAACAAAACGCCGACAACTTAGATTGTTCTAACTACATTATAGAACAAAACTATTATACAAGACAGGAGTTCAGACGCTTGTCTAAACAAAAGAGTTGGAACAAAGAGGTGGTTGATGAGTTACTTGAATTATATAAGGGTTCTAAGAACCAATATATTAGAGTATTCGAGAGGTATGGAGAGGTTGAGGACGAAGATGGATTGACGAGTTACAAGATGGTCTTGGTCGGAGATGTACCGAACGATATTAAAAAAGACCCAAACGAGAGATATGAGATACGCTCTGATTATATTTTAGGAGAGAAACTTGTCGCTTCCCACCCGTATTTTGAGTTTCATATTAACAAGATACCTGGTAGGTGGCTAGGAGTCGGGGCGATAGAACAAACATTTGACAACCAGATTAGATTGAATGAGGTGTCTAACCAGCAAGTTCGCAGTTCCCATTGGTCAACATTAAGACTATGGCAGAGTAAAGACCCTGGTCAAGCTAGAAACCTTCTTACTAGCGGAGTGGAAGATGGACAGATACTTAGTGTCAATGACGAGATAAAACAGGTTGATATGGCTGATAGGAACTACTCCTATTACGACCAAGAAAGAGTCAAGTGGGAAGGTAATGCTAAAGAGATTACTTTCACTTACGATATTATGAGGGGAGAGAGGACTCCGGCTGGAACACCGTTAGGGTCTGCACAACTTTCAAATGCAAACGCTTTGTCGTTCTTCGACCAAATGAGGGAAGACCTTGGTCTGGCACTTAAAAGATTTATGTTCGACTTCGTTATTCCTGAGTTTAAGAAAGGTATGAGCAAGGAGCACGCTGTTAGAATTGCAGGAGTTGACTTGGAGAAGTTAAACGAGTTGATAAAGAATACGGTAATGCACAACAAGTTCTTTGAACATATAATGCTTACTGGACGAATACCAGATAAGAAGTTGATGGACTTGTTGACTACTGTAGAGGAAGAAAGAATCCTCGCCAATAAGGAGAAGCAGATGACGATACCTTCTAATTGGTATGATGATGTACAGTTCGATATGGAGATTGAGATTACTGGAGAAGCGAAGGACGCAAGAGTAATAGCGGCGAACTTATTGTCTGTTCTTCAAATGATTTCAGTTAATCCTAATGTGTTGAAAGAACCTACACAACGAAAAATCTTCGCAAAGTATCTTGAAGCTGGTGGAATAAGAATTGACGACCTTGAGTCTCCAATTAAACAACCAGAAATACAGGCAGAGATTAAACCAGCAGGCGGTGGAGTTAGTAGAGCTACTTCAGTTGGAGGAGCTGGAATGACTAATATGACACAACAGATATGACACAAAAACAAAGAGAGGAATATATAAAGTCGTTCAAAGCAACTCCAGAGTGTCAAGCAATAAGAGAAGAAATTGCTATGTATATGACAGAGGTAGAAAGCGTATTATCCATTAAAGATAATATTCTTTATGGGGAAAGCGAAAGGTTAGCGATTGAAACTGTTGGAAAGAGAATAGCTAGTCAATACTTAAATAAACTTTTGTTAAAGTTAATACCTGATGAGGTAAAGATTTTAACAAAGAAAATAATAAAATAATTGCAGAAAGCAAACTGCTCACAAACTCTCGTTAATTTGCGACTGACAATTAAACAGTCAACTCTCTATGGAAACACCAGAGAAAAAGGAGGAAAGCCAAACAAACCAAGATGTCAATAAAGAGGGAACTGAAAAAGAACCTGAGATTGACAAGTATTCTGATAATGAGAAACAACTTTACGCAAGGGCAAAAAATGCGGAGAAGGAGTTGAAGGACTTAAAAGTCAAGTTCAAAGAACTTGATAAAAAACCAGAAACTCCCGAAAAAAAAGAGGAAAACAAAGAACAAAAAAAAGAAGAACCTCTTGACGCATTAAAAATAGCTAGACTCGCCAATACACTTAAAGAGTATGACGAGGTAGAACTTAGTTATATTGAACTTATGTCCAAGGCTAAAGGTAAATCATTAGAGGAAATAGTGAAGGACGAAGATGTACAGTTGTACATTGACGCTAAAAGAGAGAAGAATAAAAAAGATAATATGGGTACAACTCCCAACGGTAAACAAGTTCATACAGAGAAAACCAATCCTTTTGCGGAGAAGTTTTCCAAGAACTTACCGAAGGGATTTGACTATACAAAATAATGGCAAAAGATTTTGAAATTAAACAGCAAGGAACTGGGTTCAAAACCAGACTTTGCGAAATTGCGAGTGCGACAGTTCTTGAAGCTGGAGATTTAGTTACCTTGACTTCTAACCTTATTGTTAAGGCTGGAGCTGGAAGTGCTTTGTTGGCTTACTGCCCTAAAGGAAGTGCCGATGGTGAAACAACCGTTGAAATTACTGAGGGTAATGACTTTACCTTAGTGGGAACAGGTGATGGAGTCTGGAGTGAAGATTATAGGGGCGCTAGTGCTGGTATTTCTGGTACTACCGACCTTTTAGTTGATGTTACTGGTGCTTCTACTAATGTTATTAGGCTTGAAGCCGCCGAGGACTCTGGAACGGTTGATTCGACCTCCAAAATTGAGTTCAGAATTATTCTCCCAATTTTCTAAAACTTTGTTGGAGAATATAATTATAAAATAAATATACAAAATGTCAACTACAATTAGCGATTACACTAATCAGGCTGTTAAGGGTTTAAAAGAGGTTTTCCCTTTAGCTTTTGAAAAAAACCTTGAACAATACAAAGCCCAACCGTTCATTAAGTTTTATAATACTAATGAGTGGTCTGAAATCTTTGGAAGCACAGAGGGTATTTCTGGAGTCAGAGAATTGGCTGAGGAAGAAACTCCTGATGTGGTTTCGTTGGATGAGGGTTATAATATAACTCTTACTCCTGGAAGATTCGGAGCTGGTATGGTTATTACCCAGACTACTATGGTAAGGGCTGGTGATGATACTACGAAGATTGATTCCTATTTAATGGAACAGAGAAATCAGTTATTGAAAAATGTTACCAACAAAGTATTGGTTGACGCTTTCTATGCGTATAACCACGCCTTCGATACTTCTTCAACAGTCAACGCTCCTGATGGAGTTGAGTTGTGTGCTACTCATACCTATAATGGTGGTGGTACGTTTATTAACGAAACTACTGGTGCTTTGAGTGAAACTACGATTGATACTGCTTGGGATTATGCCGGTGCGTTTACAGACCCGACAGATTCTACTAAACCGATGCCGTTGAACTGGACTGCCATTATGGTCAAGAAAGCTTCTGCCGCCGCTAAGACTGCCAGACAGTTGTTTGCTTCTGGTATTTCTCCCGTGGCTGTTGGTGATGTTAATATTTACGAAGGTTCTTTGAGAGTTATTGAAACTCCGTATATTACTTCTACTAACAAGGCTTATTGGTTTCTTATTGACGAGTCGATTGAAACGCCTGTTGTTCTTGGTATAGTTAAGACTCCGAACTTTGAAGACCCGATTACTCTTGAAAATCAATCCATTAGAAGTAATGTTATTGGTTACTGGAAGAAAGGTATCAAGGCGATGCCTGTCGGGATATACGGAAGCAACGGACAGTAAAACATATTATTAAGTTTAGATAGTAAATAATTAAATACTGGGCAGGTGAAATTCCTGCCCCCTAAAGGGAAAACAAACTATGGCACGAAAATACGAACATATTTCTACTGGCAATGGTTTCTGGGTAGAAAACTCTGGGACTAAGACGCAAGTCATTTCTCAGGCTGGAAATATTTTAACGAATATACAAGACACCCTAGCTCAAGGAAGTATATATATTGGTAATTCTTCCAATGTTACTTCTGAGTTAAGTGTTAAGACTGATACTGGTTTCGTAGTTGGAAATGG